TACAACAATGCAGATAATAATGATGATAACATACCTGATTCACCAGGTGAAATACTTTACTATATCCCTACACGTACAGGACAGAAGTCTACACAGAATATAAACCTTGGGTTTAGTGCTACTCTTTCTATACCATTAGATAAAGAAGCAAGAGACAAATGTATGGAAGCAACTGCTATCCACAACGAATATCGCAAACAACTCACTGCTAATAAACGCCTTGACTTTGAGATAGCCAGGTTAAAAAATTGCGGAGAAATGAAAAAACAAGGTATAGTGTTCCATCCAAACTCTCCATACTATAGTGTATGTGCAGACGTAATGCTTATAAACCCACCTGGTGTGGTAGCTGAGCACAACCATAAGATCACTGCTAATGGAGATGCTTCTACCTTAAAAGAAATATCTATAGGAAATAATTCTAAGTTATGATTTCTTCTTTTTAACTTTTAAAGGAGGTAGTCCTTTCTTCTCACGATATTTGTTTGTCATTATCTCACTCTTAGATAACTCACGATGACTACCTAGTTTTTTCTGGGCGGTAGTTGTGAGTTTTTTAATGATTGGTTTTACAAGTCGTAATAACAATGGTGTTGCAGCAGCTCCTGCTGTTGCAATTACTGCAATTGCTAATGTTGTAGATGCTTGATTTGCAGAGGGTAAAAATTTCTCAGCTGCTGTAGTTGGTTCATACAATGTTACACAGGTAGTGCCTTGTATTTCATGTCCGACAACTTTCTCATCACCCGCTTGTGTTAAATCACCTACTCTTAAATTATTAGGACCAGGACATTCTATTTCTTTATTACCAAGATCACCTGTAGGAGGAACCTCTGGTGGATCTATCTCTGGTGGTGGTTGTACAACTGGTGGTGGTGTGTCTACCTGTATTAATAAATCTTCTGGAGTATAGTCCATTGCGTCATAGGATGGATACTGTCCATCACAAAGCACCCTAGTTCCTTGGGAATCTTCCTCCTTTAGGTTGGGTGTTTCTCTATTTTTTGCTGAGTCAGGATGATACTCTACACAACCAGGCATGTCTACAATAGGTGAACCTATGTGTAATATAAAAGGTTGTGTCTGTGTATGTGGAACGTAATTGTACACACCAGGTGCAGGTATTCTAGGTATACCTACGGTTTGTATTTCGATCTCAGGTATTTCCATGTGGTTTATGATCCTTCATACCATCATGGTTGCCATCACCAGGCATCTTACCAAAAGCAACATACTCTATTGCTTGTACTGAACCCTCTAGTCTTGCTAGTGCTCGTTCATTCTTTACATACTCTTCGTATGCAGGTTTCAATTCAGCATTCCTTGCAGATAATTGCATGGTTCTTTTAGAGAACCTTTGGAGCAACTGCTCGCTAGTCTCTGTTTTTTTCATAATTTTAATCTAACAATTTTTATTTAGGTCTTCTGCCATATTGCCACCGATCTCAGCACCTTGGTTACCACCAAACATTGCTACCCATCCTGCTGCTACCCAACCAACAAAGGGAATAGAGGCAAGACTAGGAGCAGCTGCTGCACCTACGCTAGTGCCAACCAGTCTCCCAGTTCCTTCTGCACTTCCGACTGCCTTGATACAGGCAAGATCTTTCTGTGATAGTTCTGGGTTATTCTTGACAAAATCATCAAGAGGTGCAATCCAAGATCTCTTGTTAGATACAGGTGCACCTTGATTAGTCTTACCATCCATAAAGTATTCTTCAGCAACCTTTGTTGTCTCTGTTGCTAGTCCTAAGAAACCACCCTTCTCTTTGATGTCCTTAGTAATGTATGCTGTCTTAGGATCGTTCGCTGTATAACTGATCTTGTATCCCTCTTTGTTTGCAGAGACAACATAAGATGTATAGTCACCTACAGGTATATCCAAGTTAGGTAATGCATTCTTATTGTTAGTGGCGATATATCCTATCATTCCAATATGTGAGACACCGAAGAGGGTGCCTAAACTTACTCCAATCCACTTGTTCATTGTTCTAGAAAGGTAAAGGTATTGCTGGTCCTGTAGTATCTGGTATAGCATCTGTGATACCACTACCTATGTCAGGCATTACTGCCTCCATGACTTTGCTTTTTACACTATCAATGATAGCATCTTTCTGTGTGTAGATAACTATACCGCTACCAACTACTGTTAATGATACTACACCGCTTAAGATAGCGATTCCGTTTATAATTTTTTGCATGATTTTACTTTGTGTCTGGGACAATTTTTACAGGACCTGATTCAATCCTGATAGTTTGAGCAGGTGCAGTCTCTGATGCCTTAGCGATAAGAAACTCCATATCCTTTTTAGATATGTTAGCACTACCACCTTCACCATCTTTCTTTTTCTTACCTCCCGCAGCGACCCCAAAAGTAGCTAAAGTTCCTGTAAAAACCGAAGCTATAAAGGTCGGATCAATTCTTTCTCCTCTCTCGTAGCCTGGTATTTTAACATAGTTCAAAGTTAAAATTCCTGCGGACCACACAAGGACTATCACTCTTATTAGTGTCGCTAAGTATTGGAGTTGTTCCTCCTTATCCTCAGCTACTTCTTTGAGTTTACCTATAGGACCTTTGGGTTTCTCTTTTACTTCTGCCATGATGTTTTATTATCTATCTACTATATATAGATTTCCTGATATTGACACTCTGTAGTCATCTGAAGTATAAAATGGATTGACTCCGTGATACAGTCTAGAAGGAAAGAATACCATTTTCCACTCATAGCTTTTATCTAATGGCATGTGTGATGCATCCTGTGCACCTATAGGACTGTTCCACTGAAAATGAAATGCAGTAGTCTCTTGGTTGTTACATCTAGGATATTTCTCCATCTCTTCTTTTACATCATATGGTATCTTTACCCAAATAGCAAACGAAAAAATACCAGAATGAATATGTAAAGGATTAAAATCATGTTTCTTTTGATAATTGACCCATAATTTTTTCAACTCAAAATCTGTATTCTCAGGTTTGTGATTTTCTTCTCCACCACCCAGATTTAAGGAAGCACCAAACTCTTGTATATAATTCCAACTTAAATCATTAGTAAACTTTTTAGTATGTTCTCTTATAGGAAGATGCCATGACTGTTCGAGATGCCCACCTAAAGTAGGACGAGCATCATCACCTCTTTCATTTATACAAGACTCTAACTCAGCACGAACTGTATCGGGAACTTCAGCGAAGATCCAACCAGGTGATTTAATCCACTCTGGTCTCCAACGATAGTTATCATTCATTAACTGGTTTCTTTTTACCTATGTTATACTTAGACTCAAGAGTCCAGTCATGCTTTTCTTTGTATGCAATAACCTTGATCTGACTTAAAGGTGCTGCATCTTTAACTTCATCTATCTTTACGATCTCTACAAGACCCCAATCAGATAAAAGTTTAATAATTCTGTTACGTCTTTGTACATCATTCTCAGATAAGTTTGCTCTCTTACCATCAAGTGCAAATAGTTCTTTAAAATGTACAATATAATACTGCCCTTTCTTATGCAGTATATGACATGATTGATATAACTTCTTTTCTTTTCTGGATGCTACCCCAATCCTTGTGAGAGTTTCTCTTACCTTTAAAAAATCATCTGGTTCTTTTAAAGATATCTCCACCATATCATCCTTAGTCCACGGTACCTCAGTAATCATTTCTTACCCCCTTTGTTCAGTTTGTCTTTAATGTAATCAATTTGGTTTGGGGATAGGATCCTTAGTGCTTGTATTGCTTTATCTGTACTATATCCATAGTACCTTTTCACAAGGTCGAGATCATCTATCTTCTGTTTTTTACCCCAAGGAGAAAATCTCCTTCTAGGTCTAACAATATGTATATAAAAATCATATTGCATTTTCTTAGATATATTAGAATACTGGTTCATCTCATTGGCATACATTACAGTATCCATATGATGAGACATACATTTATTAATTACATAACTTGGGTAGTTTGATTCCCATGCAGGATCACTATCTTCTTCCATAAGATTATTCTTATTGAAGTTGATAGAGTTTAGATATTCTTTTAGAGGATAGCGTTCATCGTATGCCATAGTTAGTTAATACAAGTTCTTTACGTTGTTGTTGATCTTTCATATAATCTCCTACTGATCTCATTGTATATGTGTGATCGTATTCGTGTGCGTTCCAACTATGGAATCTATCCTTTATTAAATTAGACGAGTTATAAGACACCATCTGATCTCCTACACAATTATTACATGTGTGGGCAAACTCATCATGATCGAATCCTTTATGCATACTACCTGACTTACCATACAACTTAGGTTTAATTTCGTATGGAGGATCTAAGTAAGTAAAAGTCTCTTTAGTATTTGGCATCATGTGATGATAACTAAGATGAGTTATAGACCACCTCTCAATTACTTGTTCATAGAATCTAAGTTTTTCAATACCTCTCATTGAGAAGTTTGAATCTGATGCCTGAGGAGAGAATGATGAAGACTCAGAGAGACCACTAAAACTACATTTATTAATGATATAGAATGATACAGCAACATGAAAATCTTCTCTGTTACCTTGAGTAAGATAGTCTTTTGCCTCCAAGAATAAACCTCTTGCTGAGGCAGGGTCTGGATGTCTTGTCTTTAATTGTACAAGTTCATTATATAATTCTATTCCTTCTGTCTGTAAGACTTTCCAGAATGTTGCTAGAGGTGTGTATAAATCATTGACCCATATGTCTAGATGAGGATACATCTGTGACACATACAAAGCAACGCTACCGCCACCTAAGAATGGTTCACGAAACTCTGTATAATTATGAAAGTCAGGAAAGTATGGTGCCATCTTTTTAACAGCACGAGACTTACCGCCAGGATATCTTAGTGGAGTTTTAAGATACATCGAAATTACACTCCACCATAATTTGAGTTAAGCATGCCAATAGGTTAATCTCTTGATCGACAACAAATGCTGCCTTGTACTGGTAGTCTGCAATGATTAATATTGCTGCAGGTATACTTGGAGGTGTCATGATAGTAGAAAGACTATCGTATAACATTCTCATAATAGATTGAGGATCACTATCTATATTTTGTGTTACCCACTTCTTGACATCATTAAACTTCTTTGCTTTCAATGATGCAACTAAGGTATCAATCTTAGCATCCCCTAAGGTAGCAAGGATACCAGTATCAATACTTCCAGTAGATGCATACCTTTGTAATTCATTTAAGGTACGTCTAAAGTCTGGGAAGTATTTGTTGACAACCTCAGCAAGAACTTTCTCTGAGAAAGTGACTTCTTCAGCAACAAGGATACCTTTACATCTTGCAAAGAATGATGCTGCAAGTTGCTGTTTCATTTTACCACGAACATTGAAATCTATTACAGTTGTTCTACTGTGTAGAGGTTCAATGATCTTGTTCTTGAAGTTGCAAGTAAATATAAATCTACAATTTTTCTGGAACTCTTCTATCGATGCACGAAGTAAGAGTTGTACATCTGGTGTAGTGTTGTCTGCCTCAT